TCGACTACACCATCATTAACGACAGCTGCATATCTCCAAGACCTCATGCCAAAACCTTGTGCAGGTTTAGCGACCAGCATTCCCATGTTACTTGTAAATGTACCACAACCATCTGGTATCATCTTCACATGTTGAATTTCTAAATCTCTTGCCCAAGCATTCATAACAAATGCGTCATTTACTGATACACAATAAACATCATCAATGCCTAGTTCTTTAAACTCATTGTACATTCTATCATAACTTGGTAGTTCTTCACTTGAGCATGTTGGCGTAAATGCACCAGGTAAACTGAACAATACTATTCTTTTGCCTTTGAAAAGGTCATCTGTAGTTACATCTTTCCATGTACCACCGATAAATGTACAGCCGCCTTTTTCTTCGCTGTCGCCTTCTCTAAATTTAAATGTGTGTTTCTTAATATTCATAATCATATCTCTATTTTAGTTTTTACTAATATACACTAATCATGCTAGATTGTCAAGCGTGGAATAATCAGCATATACTATATTTTTTCTACTTTCCCATTCTTTGATAGGACCATTTACACTATCACGGCCGTCATTATATCTGTTGACCTTGATAAACTTGACATCAGGATACCAGTCCGCAAGTGTATACCATTGATTAATCCAGTTTACACCAGGCGTAGGACCATTCTCTGGTGCTACATAATGTTTAGTACCCTTATATAAATTGTTTACATTATTATTGATACTATTGATATCGTGACCTATCAAATATATCTCTTTAGGTTGTTCTCTGTGTATAGCAACATAACCACTACTGGCACCACAAGCCCAACCATGGTCACCATGTTTTTTATCTTTTCTCTTTTGAATATCTGTCAATGAGGTAGAATAATCAGGTTCTTTTATCCATGATACCTTAATCGTAGCATGGTTTATTTCTTTCTTTTGCAATTTGATAATATCTTTTTTAAACTTATCTGGTTCTCTTTTAATTAAATCTATGACACCTTGTAATTTAGAACCATGCATTACATATTCTTTACTGTCACCTTTTTCATTTGTAATTAAAACTTTATCTAAGGCGTCTTTAGCTTCTTCTAAGTTTGTAATACCACCCATTAACATAGGTTCATATGTCATGGCAGGTACTTTAGTCCAATCTCTGAAATAACATGGTATCTTTTGTGCTACACCAGCATGATATATCTCATGCATAATACCATGGTCAACAGCAGTTAATACATCTGGCATAAAATCTCTGTATATTGCATTGCACCCATATATGGTGCCGTGAGGTCTAAGTTTTTCTAAATCAAAACCTTTTCTACTCTCACCATTACCAATACAGAATACTTTACCACCAGCCATGTGCAACCCCCAATCCAAATACATTAACTATTGCAAAGTAACCTACAAGTATAGTAGGCCATGCTAGTTGGCGTCTGTAGTGTGCATAGAAGGCTGTAATACTACCGATAAAGAAACCAGGATATACTATTCGCATATCTGGATTATCAGCCGTAAAGGCAAGTGTCAAACTTGCACCTACTGTAAATAAGAAACTTGTTAATTCAAAATAGAAAGCCACTTTGTCTGATTTATAACTTGATGACCAAAAACTTTTAATTTTTTGCATTTTTTTACCCATAATAATGATTCAATAGTCCAGTTGCATATACGAAAATAGCAACTGCATTTAGGAAGATTAATGCACGGTCATGCCATAACATACCAACAACTAACCAACCTGTAACACCAATCCCATGAATTATAATGTTAATAGGAAATAAGTTTGCACTTGTTAATGCCATACCAATAATAATGAATATACTAGATACCCATTTGATATACCAAGACAAGTCACCTTTTGGTGTAATCTTTTTGAATACTCTGGTAGAGTTCAATTCTTTAATCTTATCGTCTAATTTCTTTCTCACTTCTTCTTTAGTCATTTACAAATATTTCTTTCATTATTAATTTTGCTTGTGTTTCATTATATGTTACAAAAGGTTTGAGTTTATTGAGTGTGTGTTTAATTTTCGGCCAAACAACTTTCTCTTCAATTTTTTTATCCCATACCTTACTAAACGATAATACTGTATCAAGAATGATGGCGGTCTGGAGGTGAATTTTTTTTCTGAGCAATAGTCGTAAAACTCTAGGATGTTGTCCGTTAACCACATCAAAGCCATCATCAAAAAGAATAGACCTGTTATCAAGGTCATTACGAATAGCCACGCAATCGTTCCTAAAATGGTAATCGAAACCATCTTTATATTTTCTATACTTGGTATAATTTTCAGCACCCTCATTGTTTATAACATTACCAATCCACTTATTGCCATCAACAGCAAAATTACTAACAAAATAATCCAGTATATCTCGCTCAGCATATCTTTTAGATAACTTGTGAAAAAAATACCTATCTGACCGTTTAGTAAAGCTTTCCAACTTTGCCGTAACCCTACCACCATATCTGTGATAGTCGTAATCACTTGTAAAATGATTCTTGACTGCCAAATAAGTTTTAAATACATCAAAGCCACCATACATACTAATCTAACAAATATTTTGCACTAATTGGAAAATGGTCTTTCAAGTGTTTTGCCATTTGTTGAGTTATCATTCTTGTTTCTTCTTGCGAATCTTCTTTATTTCTTAAATTACATACACGAGCAAAAGCCATCAATGAACCTGTCCAGTACCACTCTGTCATCATATTTTGTGGCAATACCATTCTTGCCATTTCAGGAGCAATACCCTCTTCAATCATTTTTTCATATGTATCTTTTGATTCTTTTACTAATGTTGTAATATCAAATTCTATTTCTTTTTGACTTGAACCTTGTTTCTTATCCTCTGGTGCACCACGCCAAATAAATGGTATGTAAAATTCTGGTTTACTATCTACATATCTACGACTTACTTCATTCCAAACTAAACCAACTTGGTGTTTTACAAGTTGTCTTGCAACAAACACAGGTGCCTTGATTAAGAATTGTAATGTAGTGTGTCCAAATGGTGACCAATGATTATGTTTAGCGAGATACTTAATAAGTTTTTCATCTTTGTCTTGCAAGATTTTTACAATTTCATCACCACCAATGACATCTTCCCAATCACTTCGTTTATCAAAAGATACTCGAGCTGCATTTACAACTGAAAGGTCACTACCCATTTTATCAATTAATTGTATATTCATAACGGTAACTTTCCTGCCTCTGGCAATTTAAGTAGATTCGCTGTAGTACATTCTACTTGTATTTTTTCTTTAAGTGATTTAGAAATCAATCGGCCGACCGTTTCTACTTCGATTTTATTTTCTTCACAGTACCATAATATGGCGTCCATGTATGTTATAGGTCTCTTGTCTTTGACAACACCCTCTATAATTAAACTAAATTCTTTGCTATTCATATGTATAATATATCACTTATTGTTAATAATGTAAAGCGTGGATTGATTCTGTTACGAGGTTCAATCCACAAAACCCTAAGCGACTAGGCCGCTAATGCAAAGTTATTATCGTTTGCGTTTAATTAGCATGAAAGGTTGCCACCTATTAATCTCTTACAATTTTCTCAACACCTGTCGAAACCTATATCAGCCCCATCATAAGCACACTCTGTAAATGTGTTTATGGTGGAGCTGGAGGGAATCGCACCCTCGTCCAGCATGTCTACCATAATTGTCGTCAACGACTAATTCTTATAAATCCAAACCTTTTAGATTAAAACTTGGATTAATTGTTGTATCAAAACTTATATACAATATACAAGCCTCTGAACCATCTGGTGCCTGCATTGTTACCATTTGTTCAGTTGTACCTTGTTTCAACCAATGTGTAACTACAAATGCAATATCACCATCTTCTTTACCGTTCGTTTTACCGAATGAAACACTAAATGGTGTCCACCCTTGTTCACTTCCATACTCCATTACTGTCTTTGTATCTCCACATATAATTGGAGCATGTGAACGGAAAAAATTATAGTGGTCATCAGCTACAGCTGTTGTAACTGAAAACAATGTTACTGCTATTGTTGATAGCATTCCCATAATTATTCCTGATATGATTTTATTCATGTAAGTCCCCTTTAGAGAGTGACTAGCTTGGTTTATTACCTGTCTTCTCTTCGTAATATTTATAGAAACCCTTGATTGCGTCTTCAAGTTTTCCCATGTAGTCTGCTTTGTTCTTAACGAATGCCTTAGCAGAACCGTCTTCACCAGCTTGTAGGATTACAATTTGTTCAATTGGTGTACCAAATAACTCTTCATACATAATTGCATAAGCAGTACATTGAATATAATAATTCTCATTCCAACTATCAACTCGTTCTTTGTTGGCAGTTTTGAAGTCAATCACAGATAGTTTACCATTGTATTCTGCAATACAATCAACTTGACCTGCAACGGTCAGTTTCTTACTATACATGATTTTTTCTAATGCATGAATATTATCTACTTGGTCAAGATATGGTTTCAATAGTCGAAACATACCTAATGGTAACACATCACGAATTGATGGTGTTTCACCTTTTAAATATTGTTCTACAAGAGTATGTGTAGCAGAACCTCTACGAGCTGCTCTATTCATCTCCCATTTAGCTGCTTCTTCGCCAACATTCTTACGCCAAGCGATAAGACCAGGTTTTGGAATAGCACCTAATACAGTAGTAATACTTGGAAAGTGTTTATCTTCGACAGCATAAAACCTAAAACCATCAATATTCTTACCTTTGGTTGTTGGAAATTTACTCTCGTCTAGTTGTACAAAGTTTTTAGTCATTTCAGTTCCTTTTTCATTTCTATGTGTTCATTATATACTATATGTACTGTGTTGGCAAGCCTTAAATGCCTTTTTTGGCGTATAAATCATTCAAATAATCTCTACCCGACTTAAACGGTTCTGTTTCTCAGCTAATCATTGACAAGGCTAATTCAGTAGTTTCATCTACTCTCCTTGTCCAACCTTTACCAAATGTGGCAAATGTAGATAACTTTTCGTAATAATCTTGTCTTGCACCTTGATAATCTTCGATACATTTTTCAAGACCATGTTCTTCAACATATTCGCCTAGTTTTTTTAATGTATTTGGTCCAATACCACCATCTGCAACTGTACCAATCATTGTTTGTAGGTACTTGGCTGCTCTGCCTGGTCCTGCATTAACACCAAAGTCAAAAACGCAAAGGTCTAAACCGTTTGGTAGTTGGTCGCCTTTCATTTTATCCCAATAGCCTTTTTTGTAAATTGGTGCCACATCTTCGACTAATAAGTCTTTCATGTCTTTTTGGCCACCATGTTCTAGGTAAACTCTTTTAGTTACACCTAAATTAGTTTCTCCGCCTGGATCCTTTGGATGATTTACATAACCACCTTCGTGGTGTAAAATAGTTTCTAGGCACTTATCATAATTTGCTTGCATGTTTAGTTTCCTTTTGTTAGCTTTAATAGCTTTTCTATTTGTGCCTTAATAATCGGACCTCTATTAGGCCAATGAATATAAGGCTCGTCACTTTTCATAAGATTATAAAGAAACGGTAATATTAGTTTTTCTATTTCTTTAAATCTTTTTATAGTTTCTTCATCTGATAATGTTTGTGTGACTTGGTCTTTTTCTGCCACAATTTGCATGATTTCATTCATCATACTTTTAATATCGCCCACATCTGATTTGACTTTAGCTAGTTCTACATTATTCGTTTCTATAACGGAAGTATCTACAGCCGGCGTAGATTCAGGTGCTTTACTTACTGGTGTAAAACCCCAATCTGCGTCTAAGTCATATTCTCTTAAATAATCTGGTATACCTTTGTCTGCCATATCTATTTTCTCTTTTGAGCGGCTTGTCGTTTTCTATGTTTCTCTACAACTGCCTGTGTTTTAATTTCTTTAATGCTTCGTTTACCGTGTTGTTGAGCAAACTCAGAGGCTGGGTGTGCTTCAGCAATTCTACTTTGCATTTCTTTCCAACCATTATCATTCTTCATAGCACCAACACCTACGACACCACTAGATATATTTATCTGTGTTAATAACTGTTTTATGTGCTTATTCTTCTTTAAATAAGCTTCTTTCTCAGCTATCATCATTATGTCGTCCCAAACTTTACCAGTTCTTGTGTTTTCAAATGT